GTTACCCCAGCGGTCTGCCTCTCCCTCTTTGGCCTGCGTGACGGCGTGTATGAGCAGTGTTTTTGGTATCGCTTTAATAAGCCCCACCTCCCCGGTATAACAGCCCCGTAGGAGCCAATATGCGCATTGCCCGCGGCGCATAGATAGGCTGCTGCGCGCTTCCGTCTGCCCCCGATGCCTGGGTATAACTGAATTTTCCAAGGCCGGCGCTCTGCAGGCCGGTTCCGTTGTCCATCTCGCTGCCCCCATTCGCATCCAGGTACTCGATCTGCGCGCATATGGCATTTTTTATGCGCTCCTGCATGCTTTCAGGCATCTCATTGAAACTGGGCAGCGTCAGCCTGTACATTGTCATTTCTTCAATGACCTCTTCCGCTCTCGCCAAAAGAGAAGGGAAGTCGGCTGTGTATACCGGCTCCCCATGAAACGTCTCATTATAGTATGCTTCTGTTATATACGGCATCTAGACCGCCTCCTTCTTACTACGCCATAGTTTCCGTGCGCTTGATATACACAGTCTTCGGCTTGGATATTTTCAGCCCATAGATCTTTCTGCCCTGCACGGCAGATGCGCCAATGTACTTGCCTGATCCCGCCAGATCCTGCGCATGCACATCCACAGCCCACTCCTGCACGCGATGGCACCAGTTGGGATGGCCGGCAATAAACTCCGTAGTGGTCTTCTTGCTGCTTACGACCTTCGTGTCCTCAAACATCAGGTTATTGGACTCATACACCGCAAACCCTGCAACTGCTCCGACCGCCCCGGCGTCCTTCATCTGCTGGGACAGATCGCCCTGGCGGATGAAATGGTCGTCCAGCATCAGCGTAGACATGAATTCCGGGGAGACGATCAGCCAGCGTCCTTCCTGGGGCACTCCTGTTCTGCCAAGGTAGGTCTTGGCCGCCAGGATTTCCTTGTACGCGGTGGCTTCCGTCGCTGCTGTTTTGGTGGCGCATACATTGACGCCAGATGTAGTTTCCAGGACGTTGATGGATGCCCGGTCCATCTCCAGCGCCAGCGAATAGCCTGCAGAGTCCAAGCGGTCAGCCACCAGGTTGTCAGGGACTGCCGCCGCATCATAGCCGTCAATCATTTCGTTGACAGCCTTATCCTTATCGATGTCTAGATCCATGTAAGTAGTGGTTCCAGTCTCTAGATCCACGCCATTCGCCTTGTCATAATCCTTTACGGTCACTTCCGTATCCCTTACCGGGATCTTGACCCTGCCAGCCTTGGGGTTTCCCTCGTAGTTTGTGCTAAAGATATGCTCATCCCTTGTCACAAGCGTCTGCCTGAGTTTTGCATCCACCAGGCTAGACCATCTCTCCTGATGCGCATGTGCGAATAACTGTAAAAATATTTTGAATTTCATTCTCTTCATCCTTTCTAATCAATCTTAAGCCCTGGGTTCTTTTTCAGGAATTCAGCCTCGACTCCGGAAGTTTTATTCTTCCTTCCGCTCTGTCTCTGTCCCCAGGCCTTGCCTCTTGCTCCTTCGGCATCATCGTCATCATCCCGATCTTTGAATGATGCCTTGAACTGCGGGTACTTCTTAAGCACCGCATCAATAGCATCCTCGATGTCGGATTCCTTATCCTTGGCCATGTGTACTTTTGCCAGCGCAAGCACATCATCTACGCAGGCCTTGTCCACATCATGATCCAGGCAGGTCCATTTCAGTTCCATTTCCTCTGCCTTTTCGGCCTTCCGCCTCAATTCCTCTGTCTCGGCATCCTTTTCAGACCCATCTCCAGCGCCAGCCTTGCCACTGTCACCGCCCGCCGGCTTATCTTCGAGCTTTCTCTGCTGTCTCTCCCATTTCCGCTTTTCGCGTGCGAGCCGCTTCTTGATCGCCGCCTCCATATCCTTCTCGGTATACTTCGGCTCATCTTCTTCACCTTCGCCCTCTCCGCCTTCGTCCGGATCATCGCCTCCGGCCGGGTCGTCACCCCCGGCGTCATCGCCGTCAGAGCCTTCTTTCCCGCCGTCATCTGCAAACAACTGCAGGTTAGAAGGCCAAAATCTTTCCTTCATGTTCATGTGCTTCATCTTTCTACCTCCGTTTTTCGCCCGTATGGCTTTTCTCATGCAGTTTAACGTCACCAGCAAGGGTATGGACTCATATAATCCGGACATACCTGTCTCCATAAGTTTCCTGTATGTCGCAGATAGCAATAAAAAAAGAATCGATCAGCAGCTTCCCCTGTTCTGAAAGATTCTTATACTCTATATCAATGTGCCCGTCTCTAATCTGATAGGATATACTATCATCCGTCAGAGCATCCAGCGAATGGATCAGTCCCTGCGCAAGGGCCGACACCGCGGCACATATGATATCATTCCCGGCTTCTGCGTATCCTGCATGGCCATCTACCGTAAGGCCAGTCTGTGTGATATTTACCACAATCAAACAGCATCACTCCCTTCAAAAATGATATAAAAATACCGCCGACCTCATTCGATCAACGGTATCAGTCTTCTCTATGATTTGGACATTTCAGACAGATGTCCCTATATCCCGACGTCTGAACTGCTTTACTAGGTGCGGTAGACTCCGGAGCACATCCTTCAACAACCATATGGATATCAAAGCAAACCGCATCATCAATATTTCCGCCCATCAGCGGGCAATTAACCTTCGTCATTTTTTTCTAACACCTCCCGCATCTTCTTCACACGCTCGTCAAATTCTTCTTTTCGGAATGCTGTACGGATATTCTCGTTTTCTGTATCAACAAATACAGCACCATCCGGACTATAATAATTTACAAAACGCCCGTTCCATCTCGTGATGGATACGTCTGCCTCCCGCATAAAGCGTTCTGCATCTTTTCTTGAAACATTATGCTCTCTCTCTTTGTTGATATGTGCTTCATCAAAAGTATATTTCGAAACATCAATCTTCTTTTTCGGGGAAAGTTCGATCTGACCTTTCATCCCCGCCGCCTTTATCTCTGTTTTTATTTTATCATCTCTGGCTTTTTGCGCAAGTTCTTTCTGCACTTTTTTGTTTGCCGCCACAGCTTTAGAAGAAACATTCCTATCAAACCCAACCACCTGCTCTCGGTCTTTCCTGCGGTGTAGGTGCTGCTTGCTGTCAATATATGCTTTCAGTTTCGCTTCCTTCTGCTTTATTTTTACAGATACCTCTTCAAAAGCTTCTTTATCCCCCAGTTCATCATAAATCATGCATTCTCTTTTCTGCTTGCGCACATCCCTTTCTAATGCGCGCTGAACCTGGGTATCCTTGTATAACTTATCATTCGCATCCATGTCCTCCGTGGGAAAGTATCTCTGAGCACTGACCCCGGGGACAAACGGCCATTTGTGGTGACGGCAGTTGATCCCAAGAATCCCGTCCGGTTCTCCGTAACTAGAGTCCTTCCAAGGATAATATTTTATCTTCCTCCCTTTCAGGTCTTCCGTGTACCCACTTCTATTATTCAGGTCAAATATCTTCCCCTGATCCTTGGCGCATTTAGGACGCGCTCCGGAATGAGAATCAATCTGTATCAGATTAACTCCTGCATCCCTGCACCGGGCATCCTGTACCTCTTCTGCTGTCTGCCTGGCTGTATTTCTCATAGCCATATTGACATATGCCTCTGGTGTCCATTCCCGCCCGCGGCGGTCCACAAAGGCCGGTATGCCCTTCTCGTTGAACTTCCTGATGCATTTTCGCACGGCCTGCTGGCGCGATTCCGCGCCCCCGACTATTCCGGCCGCCCCGCTTCCCAGAATCTGATGCGCCTCGGCCGCAATATCCCCCACAAGCCCCTTATATGCATCCTGGGCCTTGTACAGCATCGTAGTGTTGCAGAGGTTAAGCGTATCCTTTGCCTGCCTTCTCAGGCCTGCTATGGCCTGCTTGACGTTTCTGCTCTTGCTTGGCGCTACCGCTTCTCCGGCCAGCCCCATCCGTGCAAGATGCCTAAGTCCCGGGTCGACTGCCTTGACTGCCTCCTCGGCCATATCCATCAGCATCCGCTGTGCCGCCGTCTGGCTAAACTCTGACATTCCCGCGATTGTCTTGACATTCTCCTGATTAAGCCGGCCGATTTCCGCAAGTTTCTGCAGCAGCCATCGGTCCGTATCAATGGGCTGGTTCCAGTCGCTAAGATGACGCGCGATGTTCCGCATCAGCTGCGCTTCCAGGTCATTGTAGATGCCGTCAATGCTCTCCGCTGCCTGCTGGTTCCTTAACAGGTTCAGGCTCATCCACATCCCCCTCCTTGCTGCCCTCTCCGCCTTCGTCCGGATCGTCATCCCGTGTCCAGTCAATGTCCTGGCCGGTTATCTGATTATCCCCTGCAATACGATCCAGCTCTTTCTGCGCATCCGCGTCAGAGCATT